CGTACAATGGAGGCTTTCCCCGTGTTTTTACCGTTGCTTTGTTGTTTGTCTACTCGGTACGTCCCGTATGCTAGTTTCAAACCATCAAAAATGGCTGAAAATCTTTTTGCATCAGACATACTAAAACCTCAAAAAAAGGCGGCTTTTTACAGCCGCCAAACAACTAGAACGGTACGTCTTCCGTTGAAGAATCTGCACCCTCGGCGCTGTGCTTCACTTCAACCTCACCCTTCATAATTGACTCTGAAAAAACCTTGGCTTGTTGGTACAAACCCGCTTCGCTGATGATACCGTCAAGAGAAACCTCCCAACCATGCCATGAACCTTTACTGTTTTCTTCAGGCCCCGTCTTAAAAGTGTAGGTATGACTAAACCGAGGCGGAGTAAACTGCCCGTTTTTTCCTTTCATCACACGACTTGCCACCATGCTGTTGAACTTACGCGACTTCTTCAGTTGCGTACTCTTCATAGCAATCAGCGCAGGGCAGGCCACACCTGTCTCAGGGTCAATCATCAACACAAAATGTTGGTGTGTTTCCTCAATATAGCTGCCCTCACCACCAACCACATAATCTCGGTTGTCCTCAGAACTGCGTTCTACTTTTGGCCGCTCGTCAGCCGGAGTGTAGATGTTTACTGGGGCACCGGAACCACTACCGCGTGGCATCCACTCCAGAAAACGACGTTGGTAAGCGCAAGGAACAACTTTAATGCCCTCACCACCTTTGTACCATTCTCCTGTGACGGTGTTATATATGTCTCCGGCCTTGGCATCTATCGTGTCAAGCGTTGGGTCTTGACGAGACAGCACCTTCAAAAAAGGTAACGCCAAATCATCTTGGCCCATATTTTCAAGACCTGCGCCTTGATCCTGCTCAAAAAGACTCTCATCAAAAGTCACAATCCCTTGTTCTTTAGTCTTAGCCACTTTCTTTTCTTCGCTCATTTTTTTCTCCTAATTGTTGCTCGTTGTCCTACAAAAATACCAAAAAGTTCCATGGGAAGTTCCGCCCCAGACTCCACTTGCTCCTTCGCCCACGCTTTTAACGTAGAGGAATGAACCGCGGTTTTCTGTATGGGAACTAAGCCTTGTCCCGAAGCAAGCTCAACAAACTGTTGGGCTTCTTGGTGATCACCACGCCCAAAGTCACAACTGACGGTATTTTTAATTAACCCGTCATGCCCGTGAGCCTCAAGCCATGTGAAAGCTTCTTCTTTGTTTTCGTTTTTGATGTGCGCCCCGTAGGTGGACGTAACCTTTACTTTACTTCCGTCCTCAAGCGTAAATTCCTTTACCCCTAATTCTTGAAGTGCTGAGGGTAGATCCTCGTCGGTCAGCTTTAACAAGCCGTTCTTCGCTTCTTTCAACTGATCTTCTATTGCTGAAACCGCCGCTTCCTTTTGGTTGATAGCTCGGGCTATCTCTGCGATAGACCTCAACCCTTCGGTACTGACGTTATCAAGCTGAGAAGTCGAGGAATCCTCTTCCATCTGCTCTAAAAAATTATCGCTCATATTTTCCTCCTATTCGTGAGCCGTTGTTAAAGTACCTTTCGATACTTGAATTTATAATAGTAATCGCATAATATCTAATAGTCAACAGTCAGGAACAAAAATGAATTACACGCCGAAAACAACCTTTTACGACCACCAAAGAACCACGCTTGAACAGTGTGCAATGGAAAAATACTGGGGTTTGTTCTTAGAAATGGGCGTGGGCAAATCAAAGATTGCTATTGATAATTTCGCGCTTTTATCTGAGAAAAATCTAATAGATACCGTTTTGGTACTGGCTCCCAAAGGTGTTTACGATAACTGGGTCCAAAAAGAAATACCCGCACACCTGCCTGACAGAATAAAGCATAAGATTGCGCGGTGGCAACCTAATTTAACAGAAAAGTTTAAAGAAGAAATGCGTCAAATAGTCTTCCGCAAGAACCGTGAAGCAGGAACTTTGCACATTTTGGTGATGAACATCGAAGCGTTATCTACGACTAAAGGTACAGCAACAGCAACTAAGTATCTTAAAGAAAACCCTAAGAACATGATGATAGTGGACGAAAGCACCACTATTAAGAACCGTAAGTCTATTCGCAGTAAGAATGTAGTAAAAGTGGGGAAGGAAGCCATCTACAAAAGAATTTTAACGGGAAGCCCTGTAACTAAATCTCCTTTGGACCTTTACGCACAATGTGAGTTTTTAGGCCTGTCGGCGTTAGGTTTTAAGAGTTTTTTTAGCTACCGCAACCGCTACGCGGTGATTCAGCAACGGTATATGGGGGCTAGAAGCTTCCAAGAAATTACAGGATACCAAAGGTTAGACGAGTTGAATGAAAAGCTTAATGGTTTTACAACGAGAATTTTAAAGTCTGAATGCTTGGATTTACCCGATAAGGTGTACTTAAAAAGAGAAGTGCCGTTAACAACGGAACAAAAGAGCTTATACGTTCAGATGAAGAAATTAGCTCTATCTCAGCTAGAAGACGGAAGTTTAGCTACTACTGCCTCGGTACTTACGCAGATTATGCGCCTACAGCAAATATGTTGCGGGTTTTTACAACCTGACGACGAACCCATACAAGAGATAAAAAACAACCGACTAAACGAGCTTTTGTCGGTTGCGGACGAGGTTCAGGGAAAAGTGATTATATGGTCGTCGTGGACGCACGACATACGCCTAATCGCCGAGGCCCTGCGCCGTCGCTTTGGAAACAAGGCGGCGGCAACTTATTACGGTGGTACCCCCCAAGATGAAAGACAAGACATTGTTAAAGACTTTCAAGACCCTGACTCAGAGCTACGTTTCTTTGTAGGGCAGCCAAGAACGGGTGGGTTTGGCTTAACTTTGACGGCGGCCACGACCGTGATTTACTACAGCAACAGTTACGATTTAGAGATAAGACTTCAATCAGAGGACAGGGCGCATAGAATCTCTCAAACAAAAACAGTCACTTACGTAGACCTTGTTTCTCCAGACACTATCGACGAAAAAATACTAAAGGCGCTTAGAGCTAAGATAGACATTGCGGGTCAGGTGTTAGGCGAAGACATAAAGCAGTGGCTTATATAGTATAGACTTTTAAACCCTTTTCTTTACCTTTCACATGAATTTCATTAACAAATTTTAGTCTGTGGCTAGAGCCGTTGACCGTGGTTTCTCCAACCAGAAGACTTACTTTTTGTTCTTTGGTCGCGGACTCAAGTCTAGCGGCTGTGTTAACCGCATCCCCTATGGCGGTATAGTCAAACCGTGATTCGCTGCCCATGTTTCCTATAATCGCGTAGCCTGTGTTGATACCTATGCCAATAGCAATTGTCGGCAAACCTTCTTCCTGCAACTGAGCATTCAACAACCGGATATTTTTACCTATTTGCAGGGCACAAGTTATAGCTGAGTTTTCATGTGCAGGTTGGTTAAGCGGCGCATTCCAAAAGGCCATCATCGCGTCACCAATATACTTATCGACGGTGCCCTCAAACTGTTGCACAGCTTTTTGTTGCGCGGTCAGGGCCTTGTTCATAATGTAAGTTACTTCCTCTGGGGACACAGATTCGGACAAAGCAGTAAAACCCCGTACATCCGTGAACAGAAACGTAGCGTACCGTTTTTCTCCCCCTAATTTAAGTAATTCAGGGTTGTCTTGCAGGCGTTTTACCTGCCTAGGGTCCAGATAATGCTCAAATTGCTTCTTTATTTGTTGCCTAAGCTGATACTGGGTGCGGAAATTTAAGTAAAAAGCGACTGTAGCGGCCAATATTTGTGTAATTAGTGCCCAAGTCACGTCAATAAGCAGGCCTTTTTGAATAAAGTACCCACCTACTGCCGTGGTTCCTGCAAACAAAACTACTCCAGACAGCAAGCCCCACGTAATTCCAAGACTGCTTAACAACGCCCACATTATGCCAACGGTTAAAAGGTAGACACCGGCTTCTACCGCCAAAGCATAGTCAGGTATATAAGGGCTATTTTCCTGCAATAACGATTCAGCAAGGGCGGCTTGTATATAATGAGGTTCTAATAAGCCGACAGGTGTGGCTAACTGCGGCATGACTCCGGCAGCAGTCACGCCAACAAACACAAATCGTCCTTCTACATCCATTTCTTGCAGCGTTGTTTCGTGAGGCGTGACCCATGACACCCACTTCCTGCCCAACGAATCCACCTTAATTGGCGGTAAACCTTTAACCCGTATCTCTTCTATTCCGTTTTCGTTCGTCTTAATGACATAAGTATCAGCACCCGCTAAAGATTTTAGGACCTGAGTACCAAAAGCGGCCAACCATCCATCGGGGGTTCTATACAGTAGAGGTATTCGTCGCACTAGATTGTCTACATCAACGGGAGCACTGGCGATACCTTGGTCCGTCCATTGTGTCTGCTTCAGTATCGCTATGTTTTCAGTTGTTCCTTTTGCAATATAACCACCTGCTCCGTCCCCCAATATTACGGTGCCCACAGTCCCCGGGTATTCTCCGTTGTCGTTTTCAAACAAGGGCAGCACAGTTCTTGAGTAATTCATAGAAGCAGCAAAATCAGCATCTCCGCCTAATCTGTCTGCGTGAGGAAACGCAATAACCCAACCCACACCGATTGCGCCTTGCGCGATAAGTTTGTTTTGTATTTCCGCGAGCCGCGAACGAGGCAACGGGTAGCCACCTTCACGGTCCACGTCTTCTTCGGTTATGTTTAACACGGCAAAGTATTCGGAAGCCACGCCTACTGGCACGAACCTGTCAAAAGTTTTTAACTTTAAGACTTGGTAAAAATTAAATTGAAATAAAAGAGGGACACTGAATAAAACAATAAACAACAGTCCTTGGAGTTTTTTCACGATCCTTGCAATATCCTTATGGTTGAGTCTGAGCCGCCGTTTACTTTAACTATTCTTTCCACACCTTCTTGCATCAGTATCACAGTGTAAGCGTTGCTTGCTTCTACGTCTAACCTGACGCTATGTCCTACGAACCTACGCAAACTAACTATCTGTCCAGTAATGAGTGTGGTTATCTGCGTGTCTTTATCCTGCCCTAACTCTGTGCCTGTGATTGTAGTGCTTGTCGCTTGCTTTAACCTGTCTTCTTCTTTTGCAATTCCTAGAGCATCGAGGATGTTAAGCATATCTTCTAAGAAGTTAACGTCAAGATAGTTAATATCTAGCTCTGAGAATTCAAACTCTGGGTCTTCTTCTAGGAAGTCATCGGCTAAAAAGTCTACATCAAGTCCTGAGAAATCTAAATACGGGTTGGCTTTTACGACTGTCTGCACTTCTTCTACAAGTTCGACGCTTTTAGGCGGAGTTACGATCAACATGTTGTCAATCATATTTAATGTTAGGTTAAGTATTGCGGGGCTAGAGGGAGCCTGTTCAAACATCGCCACCGTTGTAGCTTGATAGGGCTTGTTCAAAGTAACGCTGCCCATACCAGTAGACACTACAATCTCGCCAGAAGATATCCCGTTCGCATCAGGCAATAGGATAATAAGACTTTTGCCAAACTCATCGACTGTGCAAGTAAAGTCTGTACCACGTATGGCTATATTGGCAGTGGGTGTAGACAGTGTGATGTTGCGTTTGTCTATCTTGCCAAGCTGCCCTGTAATGAAACGGGCTGTGCCACTGGCAAACTTAATCGTCATCTTAGACTTACTGGGGTTGGGGTCGTAGATATACTCGTCGATAATGAGTTCACTATGCTCAGTCAGTTTGACGCGGCTGTCATCCTCAAAGGTTATAGCCATTCGGCCATTAGATGTCTGCACGTTATCAAGCGATTCGATGCCTAGGTTAAGTTCAGCCCCTAACTCTTTGCCTCGTACAACTTTTGCGTAGCCATTTAGCTCAGATATTGAACCAATGTCAGCAGCCTGTAGATGTCCCTTGGTCGTTTTGGTCAACACAAAAAGTACCATTAGAGCCATTGCTAGTGATTTTAACCCAGTCATTATTTAGTGTGCTCGCTTGTGTAATATTAAGTGTTCTTGAACCACCTGTATGATCTAACCACATATAACCACCTGAACTAGCGTTAACACCTGTGCCAGTATATGTGACTGTGTTATCGGAACCGTCAATATCCATATAGTTTGTTGCACCGTCAATATTGATACTGGAAGTAATCGTGTTGTTTGATCCCTGTATGATCCAATCCAGATCTAATGTTGCCGCCGCTGCACTAGTAGCTTGGTTTAGAGTCAGTGTATTGGATGCGCCAGTCACTGCGACGTTGACGTTACTAGAATCTGCACTATAAGTGTTCGTTGTGTCTGTAACTACGTTCATGACGTTAGAGTTGCCAGTAAAT